CAAGGGGAACTCTTCCCCGGGACCTATATCTTGGCTCCCTGGTTGGAATCACCATGGTGATAACAACCCCATCATCCCTTGGATGGGCGGACATCTATTACGATTCCGATATATCTTCTCTATAGAGAAGACCGATAAGGATTTATCGGTTCTGGTACAGATGAGAACCTTTGGGCGGGCTTTACCGCCGCCCGGTAAGGAACTTCTGACTTCTTCATTACGAAGTACGTATGATCTTTTAAATAAAAAGAAGAACATTTCATTAGATTATTTATCTAATCTAGATTATTTTTCTAGACGTCTTGGAAAGAAATTAAAGGCACATAATGTGCCTTTACACTCACATTTGAGTGTATCTACCTCAGGAACACTGGGGGCCTCCCAAAACGAAGGAGGCACAGCTACCGTGGCTAAGGCGCTTATTACAGAGCTCTTAGATCTGGATATCAATGATATATATGTATCATACGGGAACAGAAGGACCCGTTTAGTAACGCATCTGATTCGTTACAAGAATCTATATGATTCTTTTGGAAATGTATTCCTTAAAACCCAGTTTATAACGGGTATCGGAGATCCTCTCCGATTAGTTGATAACATTTGGGGCGGCGAAGCCCCAAGAGCATATGCTATCCCAGCCAGATATGATCTGGTCCATTGTCTATACAATGGTCGACCGAAGAAGACTTCGGATGTACAAAGAGTACAGAAATTACCAAGTAATCTTGGAAAAGTATTTCTACTTATATCGACGTCACACCACGATGTGGTAAAGTCGTACGACCCATCTCCTGATGGTTTCCTACTATGTGGGAAAGTTCATATTCCTTTTTGGAATAAACCTGTAAAAGTACAGGTGTCTCCTGCCAAGTTTTGTCCACTAATGTGGATGACTTGCTTAGCGGAACCGGGATGTAAAGCCCGGACTCTCGGAAAAACCGACACGGAGCTGCGTTTTTTACAGCAGAACATGAGATTCATGTTAGAACCCGTTCTCGCACGAGACGGCCGAGCCCGAATAGGGCTAACATCTCAAAATAAGATGTGGGATTTTCTTAAACTTTTATCTAAAGTTAAAAATAAAAATATTATTTTTCAGTCGACAGATTTGTCGGCTGCAACTGATCATTTCAGTTTATCGGTTATAGAAACGATATGGCGCGGATTCCTTGCAGAATTACCGTCAGAGCACCCTGTATGGGTGCACCTCCCAATGATATGGGCGCCCCGTTTCATAGAAACGGACAAGCAATTGCTTGAACTTCCAATTAGGAAGAGTGAGAATGGTTCTCACATGGGGGAAGCCATGAGTTTCCTTACCTTGACATTAATGTCTCTCATCATTGATGAGTCGAGTAGATTTTACTCGCATATGAGACAGGTTGTAAAATTCCCGTCCATTCCAAAAGATTTTTTGGTTCAGAACTATTCTGGAATGCCTTCAGCAATCGTCGGTGACGATCGATTATCAGCATGTACTGATAGATTTCACGCAGATTTATCTCGTAAAATCACCGAGGCCTATGGCCTCGTCATCTCTCAAGGGAAAGATGGAGACTCAGCTCGAGTATTAATACTGGCTGAGGACCACGTTATCTTTGATAACGATAGAGAATTCCTCTATGTAGACGTCATTAAATGTCGTCTCTTGACAAATATGTCAAGACAACACGCGGATCATCGCGTATCCTTACTTGGTAAGGGATCTATGTTAACCAACCAACTTGACTGGTTTCCATCAGACGTATCGAGGCAAATTGCTTCGAAGATCTATTACGATCTTTTCAACCGGGTGATCAAACCCCGGGACAGAAAAGTCTGTCACCATTTGCCCGGCCTGGCCGGTGGACTTGCACTACCGTGCAGGTGGGAAAACCTCCCACCCCATGAGCTCCTCATGGTAAAATACATTAAGTATTTAAGTCTATTAGACTTATCTCCAGGTAAATATCTGGAATTCCTTAAACTAAGGAATATCAACCGTAAAATACGGAAGGGAATAGAAGTTCCTTTGCCTACAAATGGGGCAATAGAGAGGATTCTCTCTACGTTCAGTTTAGAACGTGATGTTCCGATTGGTTTAATACACCAAAAGGATCGTCTGTACTCGGATGAACAGATCCGAAAGCTCCTTGAGCTTCATGGTCACGAAATTATCGTGAACCCGTATAATGGTCGGGTTAAATGGAACGAACTCGTTGCATCTGCACAAGCTGCAGGATTCATACAATTCGAAAAGGTTGTCGATTTGCTTGAAAGGACTCTTATGTTTGAGTCAATCTTCCTTGAAGATTTCGAACCGGTAAAGGTCCGGACGTACCCAATGTGGGCACGTAAATCCAAAAATTTGGTTGATCAAGTGATCAAGGACTCATATATTTATGAGAACACTGATATCAGTGATATTGACTCAATGAGTCAAATTGCATATTTATGTAAGCAGACCCTAAAGGGTTTTGTATCAATTGATGATGCAATACGGCTAGTATCCGAATTTGGACCTAGTCTCCATATCAATAATGGACCAGTGAAAGACACTGGTGAGAACAGTCTAAGGAGACGTTCATCTGTCCTTGACAGAACCCGAGTAGTTCAACACTCGGTGTTACTCTCCAGTTTGGAGAAACTTCAATTATGAAGACGCGACATATAGTCGACGATGTAAAGATTACTCGTAAGTAACCTAAATGTTTGGGTTGTGGTTCATTGAACCCGCTGTGTTAAAT